AGAGTTTGGTATTGCGAGAGGTCTTGACGAAGATAAAGTACCTCACGATATCGAACTTGAATTCAGCGAATTTGCAAAAGTCATTGGACTTGAACAAGATATTGCTGAAGAAAAGAAAGCAAAGACGTTTAAAGAAAAACTCAATGAGTCGCTCGGCATTCCTAATCCGAAAAAGAAAGAAGAGAAAAAAGAAGTTAAACCTGCGCCTATGCCAGAAGTCACAGTTGAAGAATACGAACAGAAACCGATTGCAACGATCGTTACTATTTCTGCAAAGCCTGAAGAAGTTGTAGAAAAGACAGACGAGCCGCCTTTTGAACCGGACGAAAATCCGAAAGTTGAACAGCAGAAAGTCGAACAACCGAAAGTTGAACAACCCATAGAACAGAAACCTGTATCAAACATCGACAAACTTGCGGCAATTAAAGCAAAGCTCACGGCACTTAAAAATCAAAAATAATAAGGAGAATTCAAAACAATGGCAAACGAAAAAGACATGAACAGCATCTTTAAAGCACTCGACAATATCCTGGGTCAAGCAGATCTCAGTGATGTAACTGCGGAAAGCACGCCTTTTACTGAACTTCCGGACGGTTATTATCTTACTGAAGTTGAGAAAGCAGAACTCAAAGAATCGAAATCGTCGCACATGCCGATGGTAGCATTCCAACTCAATGTTGTTGAAGACGGTCTCGGTATTGACGAAAACGGCAAATTCTTTGATTTGAAGAAAACGAAAGGACGCAAAGTCTTCTTATATTACGTCTTAAAAGATGAAGCTTCCGTAAGAAGATTTGCGACCGATATGCTCAAATTTGAAGGAAGCGAGCAAGACAAACCAATTCTTGACAAAGAGTACTTTATGAACTCTCAGACTTTGGTCGATGCACTCGATATTCTCGTAGGTATGCGAATCTACTGTCAGTCAAGCACAACGGTCAACAAGGACGATACGACTTCCAATTGGAAAAATCTCATTTCCTGGAAGAGAGTGAGAATGTTGGAACTTCCGGAGTAAAATATGAACGCGTTGGAAGTCATCGACAGACTGTCAAACAGTCAGATTATTTTCTCGAACCTCAAGTACTGTCTTGTTGATAGTAACAAACGTCCGTTTAAAGTTGATGGCACTCCAGCAAAACCGAATGACGTAAACGACTTCGTCAATTTCGAAGACTTATTCCAGTGTGCGGACATTAGTTCGTATGCTGGAATAGGCATCTCAATTCAAGCGAGCAACATTTGTGCTATAGACATCGATCATTGCTTTTCTGTTCCGAACGACGTTTCTTCAGTCGACGATAGAGCACAATATTTTCTTGACTTATTTAAAGACGACGCGTATTGTGAGTTTAGTTTTTCTGGAACAGGACTTCGAATACTTTTTCGACAACAAATCATTGACGACTATTCAACAAAGTACTACATCAAGAATGAACGTTATCACATCGAATACTATCAACCGACGAAATCTTTTCGATATGTGACACTTACAGGGAACACGATTTACAATAATAGTGTCGATTCAAACAAAGATTTTTTATACAAAATTTATGAATTTTTGAATAAATTTATGTATCGTGAAGTTAAGCAAAGAACTGTCAATACATCTGAAAATGAGACTCGTTCATTCGAAGATTTAATGAAAATCGTGAGATGTCATTATCTTCGAAATATGAATTTTCAAGATTTATGGTTTACGACAGCTCCTGGCTCAGGAAAAGATGAGAGTGAACGTGACTATCACCTTGTTGCTTACTTATTTGAAAACGTAACACAAGACAAAGATTTGCTTAAACGATTATTTGAGTCTTCTCGATTTTTTAAGACGAAGGACTCAAAACATATTTATAAATGGACAAATCAAAATTATCGATATTTCAACTATCTATATAATAGAATAAGGAGCTAATATGAAAAAACGATTATATTTTGCAGGAGGTTGGTTTAATCCTGCTCAGGAAGAGGAACATACTCGTATTGGAGCTTTCCTCGAAAGACATAAATATCTTGATGTTTTCAATCCCAGAACTGCGGGCGGAGACTTTAAAGCTGGTAAAGAAACAGACCACATGACTCAAGTCTTACTCAACAATTGTAAGTCGATCGATGAAGCAGACTTAGTTGTTGCAATTACAGATTATAAAGACATGGGCACGCTTTGGGAATGTGGCTATGCATACGCAAGACAAAAACCTATTATTTACTATTGCGAAAATCTTGGCGACAAGCCATTTAACTTAATGCTCGCTAAAACGGGCATGGTTGCAAGAGATGTTGACGAGCTTGAAGAATTGCTTATTAACAATGAAAGTTACAAATTTAAACATGTACATTCGTTTGATGGGATGGTGGAATAATGGACGAATTATTTAGTAAAGAAAAACTTCTTGAAATGTATAAACTCAAGAATATTATAAGATATAATCATAGAACACGATTGAAAGATGAAAGCGTAGCAGAGCATTCGTTTTTCACAACACTTATTGCGCTTAAACTTTGTGTTGAATTTGAGCTCGATAATAATGCGATGCTTGCATGCGTACTTAAATCATTGTTGCATGATATGCCTGAAACAGAACTCAATGACATCACATATGACGTAAAGCTTGCACTTAATCTTTATCCGTTGCTCAAAGTTTATGAAGATGAGTATTATGAAAAACATTTTCCAGAATTTGCGCAACTTATGAAAAATGAAAATGAGAATATAATAAATCTCATTGTAAAGTACGCAGATGCATTGTCGGTGTTGCAATATTCGTATAATGAAATTGAACTCGGCAACAGAACGTTTGAAACTATCAAGAATGAAACTATCGAACGTCTTGAAGTACTCGAACAAAAACTCAATAAATTTAAAAGGAAATAATTATGGCAACATTAAGAAATGGTTTTGAAAATATAAACTGTAAGCTTTTGACACCTCTTATGACATTTGAAAATCTTGCAAAAAATGTATGGGACTTTGGCAAACATGGAGAATTTTATACTGGTCGCGATAAAGAATATGACGAAAATGATAAAGAGGTTTGCTCATTTATTGACGATATTATTCGTGGCAGAACATTTGGTAAATTTTGTTTTGAAGGCATCAAACTTTCATTCAAAATCAACAACATTAGTCGAATTTGTCTTGCACAACTTACAAGAGAAAAAGGTTTCTTTTGTTCTGAGTCTGGCGACGTAAAACCTTTGACACAAGAGCTTATTATTCCGAAAGCGATTTACAAAAACAAAGAGTGGGTTGAAAGATATCACAATATTTTAAACGACCTCGAAAAGCTATATGTTGATATTTGCGAAGCAGGTATTTCATATATGGACTCGAGATATATTATGCCGCATTGTCAGACAATTTCATTATCATATTGTTCGAACTTCATTGATTGGTGTCGTTCTTGTAATGCGAGAACTGAGAATAACTTTGCAGATGAAATCAATTTGATTTTCAGACAAATGCTGAATGAAGTTAGAAAAGCTTGTACTCAAGTCAAAGATAAGAATTCGAAAAAGCTCATCGAGTGGATGCTGCTTTTTTGTGACAAGAAAGGTCCTTACACGAGAGATGAGACTTACAATAACGACTTTAAACGTTTTCCTGATAAAAAAGGTTATGAATTCCCGACATCTGCTCATAATGATTGGAGAAAATCAAGCTGGAAACTTGAGCTTGAAAATATCTATTACACGCAACCTGAATTGTTGTTGCCTGGTGAAAAAGAAATGATTGAATCATGGCTCAAGCTTGAAGCCGAAGGCAAAGAACTTCCTACAACATACGTTAAAGGCGCTTGGTGGAACTTGGCTGAACGTATCAAAGATATGCCATACTACACAGGTACTCATTCAGAAAATGTGAAGTTTACAACAAATGGTAACGTCATAAAGGAGACGAACAATGATTAAACGTGAATTTGCAATAGGCACATACGAAATTGAATTACTCAACAAGACTGATAGAGCGGAGTCTTTTACTTCGCTTAATACTATTTGCTCATATATCGATACGGCAATAAACTATAACAACGACTATCTTTTGACAGAAACTAGTCAAAAGATTATTAGTAAAATTTCGGCTTGTCATTACGATGCATACGAATTTATGGTGAGCAATCACTTGAAATGTTTACATCGTGATTTTATTGATATTATGCTTATTCATAGCAATCGAGGAGACTGGAAACGCTTAGCATTAAAAATGAAAGACGATACTCGTTTTATGCATATCGGAGTGAGCAATTTCGATGTAAATGACATACTTGAATATGAACGTATTGTTGGACATTTACCCGAATATTGTGAACTCGAAGTCAATCCTCAATATGTCGATATTGAAACGGTTGAATTTTGCAAAACACATGACATCAAAGTTATTGCTTATGCAATTCTTGGTGGTAAGTATCGAGCAATGAGAAATATTGCATCATATTCATTACCGTATTTGATTTCGTTTGCTGCAAAGTTTGCAGATATTTTAATTTTACGAGCAGATTCAAAAACTCAAGCGAACGCGTTTGTTGATGTTGTAAAAAATTATGAACTTAATGAAGATATCAAAATTGACAACATTACTTTTGACAAAGCAATCGAGCCAATGAAATATCAAATTCCTGATATTGTAAAACATTTTTGCGGTGAATTAACGTATCACAATACTTGCGGTCAAAACAATAACGTCGTTTTCAACAATAAAGAAGAAGTTTACATCGACTTTCCTACATTCGAAATGCTCGGCGATTATAAAACATACATCAGATATTTGTTTGGCGGACATCGTTATAGATACGATTTTCTGATTAGCGACGATAATACATTATACGCCGTATATTTGTTCGACGAAAAAGGACGACTTACAAAAGTCAACAATGGCGACGTAAGCATTAAAGTCTATAAATTCGAGGTAAATGTATGAAAAATATCAAAGTTTTCAATATTGAATTTGACGGTATTGACAGATGCGGTAAAGACACCATTAAGTCGCAAATTTGGTATTTAGCACCTGGAATGTATTTGCCAAGAGCGAGAGGTCTGATATCACAAATCGCATATGCAAAATTGTATAATCGCGATGTAAATTACGACATTGATATCGGATATATAAAGAACACGCTTTTTGTGTTGCTTGATGTTGACGAAGACGATTGGAATGTTCGTTGTAAACTTACAAACGAGCCTAATCTTGGTTTCGCATACAATGAAATGCGTGAAGCATTTATGTTTGCGATTCAATATCTTAAAGATCGTTTCAATATTCCAGATGAACATATACTTGTGTTTAATACAACACAGATAACGTCATTCAACGTTGCAAAAGAAGTTACGACTCGACTTAAACAACTGAATAGCTAAATTTAATTCATGATTTGACTTCTGAGATACTTGATGTTATATATAATAATTCCTATTATTTATTCGTCAAAGTATCTCAGAAATTAAACTAAATAAACAGGAGAACCATTCTATGAACCCATTCAATAATTTACAACTTGAACTTATATCAAGTATACTTTGGTGTTTACCCGAAGATATTCATATATGCAACGATGCTGCAGGAGGTATGACAAATTCAAGCATTTTGATTGATGCAAAATCAAAAAAGTACATCATTCGACTTCCTGGTAAAGGTTCGCAAGAACTTGTCGATCGAGCTCAAGAATATAAAGTTTACAATCTTTTACACAATATCAAATATGATACTAACACAATTTTCATTTCACCCGACGGTATGAAAATTACTAAGTACATCACAAACCCTCACAATTGTGATCCGAACAACGCAACAGATGTTGCTACATGTATGTCAAAACTTCGTGAGTTTCATGAGCTCAATCTCAAACCTGATATAAACTATTTTTCACTGACTACGAATATTGATAAATATCGCGAAATTGCAAAAATTCACAATCGTACACCTTGTCAAAAGTATGAAGAAGTATATAATCGATGTTTACAAATTGCTACTTGGATTGAACGATTACCTCGAAAATGTTGTTTATGTCAAATCGACGCAAACCCAGATAATGCAATTTTTGCAGGTTGTTCTGGAACACCAACGCTTATCGATTGGGAATATGCAGGTTTACAAGACCCTCATGTCGATATTGCAATGTGGGCAACATATTGCAACTATAGCACAGAACAATTTAATGCGATTATAAACGATTATTTTCATGAAGATATTGATGATGATACTCGATATAAGATTTATGGATATGCAGCTCTTGCAGGAATGCTATGGTATAATTGGTGCATTTATAAACAAAATTGCGGTGTGACATACGGTGATTACACAAACAATCAATTTGAATATGCAGATAAATATTCGGATATCGTACTACAATACATTAAAAAATAAAAATAACACAATTGCCTAATGAGTTTAGGCAATTTTTTTATTCAAATTTTTTGAAAAATTTTTCAAAAAGATATCAAAAAGAGTTTACTTTCAAAAAAAAATATGATATAATATATCTATAAAATAAAACAAGGAGGACCTTAAATGGTACATGAAATCAAGTCCGCAATAATTCTCGCGGCAGGTCGTGGTAAACGACTTAAAAACTTGACTGACAATCAACCAAAGTCTTTACTCAAAGTACGAGGCCAAGTGTTGATTGAACGTCTCATTGAACAGCTTCAAGCTAAAGGTATTAATGATATTTGTATCGTCACAGGTTACAAACATTCAATGTTTGATTATCTGAACGAAAAATATGGCGTTATACTTGTATACAACAAGAAGTGGTTCTGTACGAATAATATCATTTCATTTATTAAAGTTTTTGAAGAATGTTCTCAACATTTTACTTCGTATGGTACGATTATGCTCGACTCAGATTTATACATCGAAGATGATAGTATAATTCAGACGAAAATAGACTGTTCCGGTTACTATCTCGAATACTCTAATGACGCAAATAAGTGTTCAAAAGAATGGGTTGCATATGTTTATAGAAAGATAATTCGTTATATTGTAACAGATGGGCATTGTGACAATGGTTTTATTTTACGTTCATTATCGTTTTGGACACCCACGGATATCACAAAACTTTATAAACTTGCAAAAGAAACAACGAAAAATGGCAAGAATATGCAACGATACATCGATGACGTGTCATGTGTGTTGTATAATGATAAATTCAAATTGAAAGGATACATCGCAGAAAAGAACGCGTTACTTGAAATTGACACGACGCTTGACTATGAGCAAGCTAATAAGGAGATAAACAATGAAAATTCGTGAAAAACTCACTAAGTTTGACAAAACGATCTTATTTATTCCGGCGATAATCGTAATCGCATTAGGCATATTTATCACAATCTTTGCAACACAGGCCGAGACAGTTATTATGGCTGTACGCGCATTTCTTGGAGATAAATTCGGTTGGTACTACTTGTTGTTTGGACTTGCGGCATTTTTGCTTTTACTATATCTTGCATTTTCAAAGATTGGTAAAATTCGTCTCGGTAAAAAGACAGATAAGCCAATGAAGCTTGGAACGTATGGTATTTTGATTTTTACATCGACGATGGCCGCAGATATTTTATTTTATGCATTGCATGAGTGGACGTATTACTTCAATTCGAGCAATGCGCTTACAGGTGCAGGTTCAACAGATAAATTACTCAATGCTTCGACCTATACATATTTTCACTGGGGTCTCATTCCTTGGGCATTCTATCTTGTGTTGGCCGTTATATACGCATTTATGTTCTTTACTCGTAAAAAACGTGAATCACAAAGTATGGGTCAAATGTGTCTTCCATTATTTGAGAAAACTGGTCAACCAAAACTTGCAAATAGACTTAAATCGACAACAAACATCATAGCAGTGGTCGGATTATTACTCGGAACATCGACTACATTTAGTGTGACGACTCCGCTTATGACTGCAATTGTCTGCAAACTTTTCAACATCGTATCATCTCCAATAATTTCGGTCGTAATACTTTGCATCATTGCAATTATCTACACGGCCGCAGTATTGGTTGGACATGAAGGTATCTCAATCGTTGCAAAAATAACGACAATTTTATTCTCGTTACTCTTGGCATTATTCTTTATTATGGGCAATCCATTATTCATTCTTGAAAATGGTATTCAAGGTATTGGAAACATGTTCGTAAACTTCTTTAGTATGGCAACTTGGACAGACCCGGCTCGTACATCAGGCGGATTTGTGCAAGATTGGACAGTATTCTATTGGGCGTATTGGATTGCTTGGTGTGTTGCAACGCCATTCTTTATTGCAAAGATTTCAAAAGGTCGTACAATCAAGCAAGTGTTATTGCAAGGTGGTACGTCAGGTTTACTCGGAACATTTGCGAGCTTTACAATTTTTGGTGGTTTTGGAATGAACGCGCAAGTATCTGGGTTTGATTTCGCAGGAATGATTACTTCTGGTACATCGCCTGCACAATGCATTATCGAATTGATTTGTTCAAAAGGTTCATGTTTCTGGTATATTGCACTTCCTTTACTTTTGCTTACAATGTTCGGACTTTATGCTTCAACTTTTGATGCTTTGACAGATGTTGTGAGTTCGTTCTCGTATAAGAAACTTGACATCGATGCTTCACCATCGAAATCTATTAAGATTTATTGGGCACTACTGTTTTTAGTATTGCCAATTACACTTATATTCTTAGAAGGTACAAATCGGTTACTTCAATCGATGGCAATAATTGGCGCATTTTTATTGACATTTATTATGATTTGTATCGTAATTTCATTCTTTATCGAATTAAAACAACACAAGGAGGTTAACGATGAAAACGATATTCAAAATGTTCAAGACTGAACGCTCAATTGAAGAAAAACAAGAAAAAATTAAACGCGTTTGTATTGATTTAATTAATGCATTCGCAAAAATTTGTACAAAACACGAACTCAAATGGTGGGTTGACGGTGGAACATTGCTTGGAACTGTTCGAAATAGTAAGATGATTGATTGGGACGACGATATAGACGTGGTGATGTTAAGAGAAGATTATACAAAACTTGTTAAACTTGCAGAAAAAAATCCATATATATTTGGCGAGAATTATTTTTTTCAAACTGCAAAAACAGATAAGTATCTTGAAACATTCGCAAAATTACGTGACAACAATACTACTGCATTGACACCTCGTGAATATTCTATGTCGCATAATAGAGGCATGTTTATCGATATCTTTCCACTTGACAATGCACCCGAATTATCAGATGTAAGAGACGATATCGGAGGTTTTATCAGAACTGTTGCAAAACACAATGGTCAAGACAGAATGTTGTCCGAACGAGAACGAGCTTGGTCAACACTCAATTATGTTTTGTGTCAAATCAATGACAGAAATAAAGATTCAGAATATCTAATGAATGCCGCATTTTTACGATATACAAACAAATGTGTACTCTTGAAAAAATCATTGTATGAGAAAACTATAATGATGCCATTCGAAAATATTTTTGTACCTGTGCCATATTTGGCAGAACAAGTATTAGAAGCTTGGTATGGATCGTCATGGCAAACACCGACAAAAACGGTGTTTCACGGTTATGTCGATCCGTTCAGATCGTATCATTACTACGATCATCTCACAAAGGAAGAGTTCGAATATCTCATAAAATAATTTGTAAAAATTGTTTGAAAAGTAGCTTAAAATAGTTTACTTTTCAAACAATTTATGATATAATAAATATAGAATAAATAAGGAGAATTGATTATGAAGTTTAAAAAATTTAGAGAGGACGTTAAGATTCCTGCAAAATCACATTTACCTGATGTCGGATTAGACTTATTCATGCCTGATGCATTTGACATTGAGCCACTTGAAACAAAAACGGTTGGACTTGGCTTGGGTGTTGCAATTCCTGAAGGTTTTGCCGGAATGCTTGTGCCTCGTTCTTCGATTGCAGCGAAAGGGCTTAT